GAGTGCCGGCGAATCGCAGCAGTTCGATGCCTTCACCCGCTTCATTGAAACCGACCCGGTGCTACACAAGGCGCTGAAGGCCCGCAAATGGGCCGAGTTCGCCAAGCTCTATAACGGACCGGATTACCTGCGCAACCTCTACGACACCAAGCTCCAGCGCGCCTACGAGCGGCACGCCGCCTGCGAGTGTGGCAAAGGGGTGGCGGCATGATCGACTTCGAAGCGCTGCAAAAGCTGCGGGTGAAGGACGGTGACCTGCTGGTGGTACCGGAGTCGACCGAACAGGACGATATGCTGCTGTTGGCCGAGTCTATTCAGATCATGAACGGTGCCAGGGCCGTGATCGTGCGCGGTCCGATCAAGCAGCTCGATGCCGCTGCTATGAACAAACTTGGCTGGTACCGCGCGTGAGCACCCTGCGCCAGGCTCTGTACGGCCTCGCCCTTCTCGGCGCCCTCGCGTTGCTGATCTGGGTCCAGGAAACACGCATCGACGTCGCTGAAGGCAAAATCGAACGGGCGCAAGATTCGGCAAAGACCGCCCGCGACGACGCCGACCGCAACCTGAAAACCGCCAACACCCTCGCCGACACCCTGAAACAGGAACGCGAAAATCAAGGCGCCCTGCGCACGCAGCAAGATCTGTTACGCCAGGGCCTGGCAAAACGCGAGCGAACCATAGAGGAGCTCAAACGTGAAAACTCCGAACTGCGCGACTGGGCTACTCAGCTTTTGCCTGATGCTGCTCGCCGGCTGCGCGAGCGCCCCGCCATCACCGGCGCCGCCGCTTATCGTGACTGGCTGTCCGGCCGTGGTGCCGTGCCAACTGCCGGCGACAAGCCCGCTCAATAACGGTGACCTCCTTACCGACGAAGACCGCGCCGAAGCCGCCTGGGCTGACTGCGCGGCGCAAGTCGACATGGTCTACAAACACCAGCAGGCCCATCCATGAATAAGCCGGAAAGCCTGCGCGCCCACCTCCTGGCCACCGTCGCCGAGTTCAAGCACAACCCCGACCGTCTGCTGATATTCATCGACAACGGCAAAGTCCGCTGCACCGCCGCACACACCCTGTCGTTTGAGTACAGCTTTGACCTGCAGATCATCCTCACCGAGTTCGCCGGCCATCCCGACAGCGTGATCCTGCCCATCCTGGGTTGGCTAAGCGTCAACCAGTCCGAGCTGCTGGAAAACTTGGATAAGGTCAAAGACGGTATCCAGTTCGAAGCCGACATCCTCGACAAGACCAAAGTGGACCTCAGCATTACCCTGCCGCTGACAGAGCGGGTGGTCGTCGGCAAAGATGATCAGGGCAACACCACGGTGAAGCATCCGAACGAGCCACAGTACGTGGCGGGCTACCTCGATCCGAACTGGAAACCTGGTGCCCAGGGCAACACCAGTGAATGGAGTGTGCCAAATGGCGAATAATCTGGAAGCACTGGAGACCTGGGCGGCGGTGCTGCTGGATCGGCTGGAGCCTGGTGAGCGCAGCAAGCTCGCCCGGAGCATTGGGCAGGAGCTGCGTCGCAGTCAGCAGAAACGGGTCATGGCTCAGGAAAACCCCGACGGGAGCAAGTTTGCGCCGCGTAAGCAGCGGAATTTGCGCGAAAAGCAAGGACGGGGCCGGCGGAAGTTGGCCATGTTCAAGAAGCTGCGGACTGCGAGATATTTGAAAGTAAGAGGAGGTAGCAACGGCACAACGGTGGGTTTCACCGGGCGGATAGCCCGGATTGCCAGGGTTCACCAATATGGATTAAAAGATCGTGCTGAGCGTGGCGCACCAGACGTAAAGTACGAAAAACGTGAGGCGTTGGGCTTCACCGATGCCGACCTCGACATGATCCGTGATCAATTATTTTCTCATTTCAGCCAATCAAAGTAAGTCGGGAAAACTTTTTTGACCATCGGCACTCTGGAGATCTCTGTAAAGATCAGGATGATAGTACGTAGTCTTATTTGGGGGAATAACAATGCGGCTTGATGCTGAGTCAACAACAACTCCGGCTTGCATCATCCCCTCCCGTTTTACAAAATCCCCAATAAAAGCTTTCCACTTATGAGGAGGTTCGTTCTTATAAGGTGAAATAATGTAAAACCAAAAACAATTGATAGCGACCATGCGTATCATAAAACGATCAGATAGCACCCCGGCATAAGGAATCTCACCGCAACGTAGTATTTCCGGATTTAAAAAACCATGGTCATTTCCTTCAACGTCTATCATCTTTGAAGATGTGACTATTTGAAGTCGCAACATAACACTACCTCGGTGCGTACCTTCGAGCATATATCGAACAAACTTTCTATGCTGCTTAACTGCCTTTTCATTCTTGACAGATCTTGCAGCATTATAGGAAATTTTAAGAAGCGTTCGAAGTAATAAGTCATAGTCATACTCAAAGCTCACAGCCTCGCCGGGCTTGAGAAACCTACGAAATTCTCGATCAAACAAACCGCTAAAATATTCATCGAGCCTACCAAGCACTACATTATTGCATTTATCGCACACATCCCTTACGACCGGATCACCCTTGTAAAACTTATGTTTACTTTTATTATACGTAAGAAGATCTTCATATTTTTTGATCAAAGACTCTGCCCAAATATGCTCCCTAGTCATAACCGAAGCTTTTCCACAGTAGGCACAAAAACTCATACGTTCTCCGTTTTCAATTGGATTTGTAATGGCAAAACGCAGCCGCTTCGCTTTGCACTCATCTGTATAGAGCAAAACTACAAGTAGTCAAAGCTGCGTTCCCGCACGCGTGGCGCCACCATCGGCGCCATGAACGACTTCGCCGCCCTCTCCCGCATGCTCGAAAACCTCATCCGCTTCGGCGTCATCGCCGCTGTGCAGATGGAGCCCCCACGCGTGCAGGTAAAAACCGGAACGCTGACTACCGCCTGGCTGCCGTGGCTCGCCCTGCGCGCCGGAGCCGACCAGGAATGGGATCCGCCCACCGAAGGCGAACAGGTAATCCTGTTCAGCCCATCCGGCCAGCTCGCCAACGGCATTGTCGTAACCGGCCTGTTCAGTGACCACATCCCCGCCAACGGCAACCGAGCCGGTCTGCACCGTCGCACCTACGCCGACGGCGCGGTGATCGAGTACGACAGCGTCGACCATCACCTGAACGCCACCCTGCCCGAAAGCGGCACCACCAGCCTGGTCAGCAAGGGCGGGATCAACATCATCGGCCCCATCAATCACCAGGGCGATTACAACCAAACCGGCAACCAGAACGTGGTCGGCCTGGTGACCGTCTCCGAAGACGTGGTCGCGGCCAACATCAGCCTGGTCAAGCACCCGCACGGCGGCGTGCTGGTGGGCAGTGCGAAGACGGGGAAACCAGAATGAACCGCGAAACCGGCGCAACCATCAGCGACGTGGACCACATCGGCCAGAGCATCACGGACATTCTCACCACCCGCATCGGCACGCGCGTGATGCGCCGCGAATACGGCAGCCTGCTACCTGAACTAGTCGACCATCCCTTCAACGACGCCACGCGCCTGCGTGTTTACGCGGGTACGGTCATGGCGCTGATGCGCTGGGAGACCCGTATCAGCCTAAGTCGCGTGCAGTTTCTGGGCGCGAACCTGCAAGGGCAGTCCGTGCTCGAGCTGGAAGGCTCCGTCGTCGACACCAACAAATCCCTGAGTCTGAGCCTGCCGCTGCAACTGGGGGGAAGCGTATGAATTCCTTTGCCGCGATTGACCTCAGCCAGCTCCCGGCGCCGCAGATCGTCGAGCAGATCGACTTCGAATTGATCCTGGCCGAGCGCAAGGCCTACATGATCAGCCTGTGGCCGATCGAGGAACAGGAACAGATTGCCGCGCGCCTCGACATGGAATCGGAACCCCTGGCAAAGCTGCTGCAGGAGAACGCCTACCGCGAAACCATCTGGCGTCAGCGGGTGAATGAGGCGTCCATGGCAAACCTGCTGGCCTTTGCCAAAGGCCCCGATTTGGACCAGTTGGCGGGTAACTTCAACGTCAAGCGCCTGGTAGTACAGGAAGCCAAACCCATGGCCGTCCCGCCTGTCGCGCGGATCATGGAAGGCGATGATAGTTTGCGTGAACGGGCGCAAATGGCCTGGGAGGGGCTGAGCACCGCCGGCCCGCGCCAGAGCTACATTTTCCATGCCCGTGGAGCTGATGGCCGCGTTGCTGATGCAACCGCTGAAAGCCCATCACCCGCCGTGGCAGTGGTCACCGTGCAGGCCCTGCTCGGCGACGGCACCGCGTCGGCCGACCTGGTCGCCACCGTCAAGAAGTATCTGAGCGAGGATGACCGCCGGCCCGTGGCCGACCGCCTGACCGTGAAGCCCGCAGAAATCATTCGGTACCAGGTGAAAGCCAAGCTGTACTTGCTGACCAGTGGCCCCGAGTCTGAGCCAATTCTTGCTGCGGCTGAACAGAGCTTAAAGGCCTACGTGAACCAACGTCGCCGCCTGGCTATGGAGGTGTCGGAATCCGCCCTGCACGCAGCACTGTTCGTCGAAGGTGTACGCAAGGTCGTGCTAGAAGACTGGGTCGATATCGTCGCGACCAAGGAACAGGCGCCCTTCTGCACCGGCGTAACCATCACAAGGGGCGCTGAGTAATGGGCGCCCAGCAGCTGCTACCGAACAACTCCACAACACTTGAGCGCCAGGCGGCACAGGCGCTCGCTGAGATTCAGCGCGTGCCGATCCCGCTGCGGGATCTGTGCAACCCGAACACCTGCCCGGTGGCAGTGCTGCCCTACCTGGCCTGGGCCTTCTCCGTCGACCGGTGGGATAGCAATTGGACCGAGGCCACCAAGCGCGCGGCCATTCGCTCCTCCCGCTACATCCACGCACACAAAGGCACCATCGGCGCCCTGCGCCGCGTGGTCGAGCCCCTGGGGTACCTTATTGAGGTGGTGGAATGGTGGCAGACCGTACCGGAAGGCGTGCCCGGCACCTTTGCGTTGAAGGTCGGAGTGCTGGACACCGGCATCACCGAAGAAATGTACCAGGAGCTTACCTGGCTGATTGATGACGCCAAGCCGCTCACCCGCCCACTGACCGGCCTGGCCATCAGCCTGGAAAGCACCGGCACCGTGTTCATCGGGGCCTGCGTGTACGAAGGCGACGAACTCAGCGTTTACCCACCGACCCAGCGCGATATCGACGTCAGCGGCTTGTACTGCATCGGTGGCCGCGAACACCATATCGACACGATGGACATCTACTCATGACCGACCAAAACAGCCAGTTCTTCGCGATCCTCACCGCCGTCGGTGAAGCCAAGCAGGCGAACGCCGCAGCCCTCGGCACATCCTGGACGTTCGCCCAGATGGCCGTGGGTGATGCCAACGGCACCGACCCTATCCCCAGCCGCACACAAACCAAACTGATCAACGAGCGCCGACGTGCACCGTTGAACCAAGTGAAGGTTGACCCGGCCAATGCCAGCGTGATCATTGCCGAGCAGATCATCCCCGAGAGCGTCGGCGGCTGGTGGGTGCGGGAGCTTGCGCTGTACGACGCGGACGGCGACATGGTCGCGGTCGCCAACTGCGCGCCCACGTTCAAGCCGCTGCTCACCCAGGGTTCTGGCCGGACGCAGGTGATTCGCATCAACCTGATCGTCAGCAGCACGGCGAACATCGAGCTGAAGATCGACCCCAGCGTTGTCTTGGCGACTCGCGAATACGTCGACACCGTAATTGTTGAGGCGCTATCAAAGCTGGACTACAAGCACTCAGTGCTGGCGGCAACTACGGCAAATATCACGCTGACCGGTATCCAGACCATCGACGGAGAGCTGTTGCCGGCCGGTGCCCGCGTCCTGGTGAAGGATCAGGCTCAAGCCAAGGAAAACGGTATCTACGTTGTCCCCGCAGCGGGCGCCTGGAAACGTGCGCTGGACGCTGACACCAGCGTCGAGGTGACGCCTGGGCTGTTTGTCAGTGTCGAAAAGGGCACGGTCAACGGCGATAGCGTGTGGCAGCTGGTGACGGATGCGCCGATTGTCCTGGGCACCACTGCACTGGCCTTCGAAATGGTCGCTGGACGCACGGGCGTCAGCGCGGGGGCCTACACGAAAGTGACGGTCGACAAGTACGGCCGGGTGATTGCCGGTACCACCCCTACCACACTGGCGGGTCACGGGATCACCGACACATACACCAAGGATGAAATCGCGGCGATGATCGCCCAGGCCTCGGCGTTGCCGGTGGGCTCGATGATCGGTTTCCCTGTGAACAAGGTCGCGCCAGGCTTTATGGAGTTGGACGGTAGCGTAAAGAGTGCCGCGACCTATCCGG